ACCTCTTATCGAGTTTGTTCGAAGAGCAAACCGCCTCCACATTCAGGGAGAGGTTGACTCTGGTGGTATGAAGGTCGGTCAGCATATGGCATTCGAATGCTACCGTGCTCTGGACCCAGAAGTCCACACCAGCATCTACAACGATATGTTCATGAAAGACTATACGACTGCTCTTATCAAAGAACAGTGGGGTCAGAACATGTCCAAGTTCGAGGGTATGCAACTTCCAGGTGGTGTGACTATTTCAGGAAGAACAATTCTCGAAGAAGCAAAGGGCGAGATTGAGTCTCTGCGGGAACGGATGCGTCTTGAGCAGGAATGTCCTCCCGAATTTATGGTTGGTTGATCAATGGCAACCTCACCTTTCTTTCGTCATAATGTACAATCTGAACAAGATCTATATGAAGATCTGATTGTAGAATCAATGAAGTTCTACGGGGTAGACATTTATTATCTTCCCCGTGAAGTCGTGCATAGCGACATGATCTTCAATGATGAAGTCCTGTCCAGATTCAAATACTCCTATGTTGTTGAAGTCTACATCGATAATGTCGATGGGTTTGACGGTGACGGTAATCTATTCCAGAAGTTTGGTGTCGAGATCCGTGACGCTGTCACGCTCACTATGTCTCGCCGTCGATGGAATACAGAAATACGAAAGCATGCCCTTGCCGACGAAGACGGTCTGAAGGAAATAACTGCAGATAAGAAATACTATCGCCCAAGGGAAGGCGATTTGATTCACCTCCCAATGTCTAATCAGACTTTCGAAGTGCAATCAGTTGTGGATGAGAATCCGTTTTATCAACTGGGTCAACTTGCTACATTCAAACTCCGTTGCGAACTCTTTGAATTTGGTAATGAAGTGTTCGATACCATGGTGCCTGAGATCGATCGAGTCGAAGAGTTTGCTGCGTATCAGTGGGAACTTGGTGTCGATTCTTCGAGCAATGGGTTCTTGAGAGGAGAGATCGTCACACAGAGTCATATGATGTATGACGTCACAGGTGAAGTTGTGCATTGGTCTGACTCTGACAATATAATTCGCCTTGCAAACGTCGGAAACACCACAGGGGAATACCGCCCATTTGAGCGCAACGTTGCGATCACTGGTGCCACCTTGAACAGCACTGTGCACCCACTACTTGTGTCAGAGTTACAGAATGTTCAACCTGGAAGTCCTGGAGGTTCGAACCCAACAGCACCAGACGACTTCGATATTTCTGCCTTTGAGTTTGTTGACTTCAACGAGAGTAATCCGTTTGGGGATATCATATAATGTTTAAGCATTTCTATCACGAAAGAGTAAGAAAGTCAGTCGCGATTTTTGGTGCGATGTTCAACAACATCTACGTTGTGAGAACCACAAAGGCGAAGAGCAAAGAAAGGGAGACGCTTTCTCAGATGAAGGTGCCTCTGGCATATGGTCCCCAAAGAAAGTTCCTTGAGCGCATCTCTGAGATGTTTGATGGAGAGGAAGAAGAAAGGCAGTTGGCGATCAAGTTGCCGCGAATGTCATTCGAGATAACTGCCATAGCATATGACCCTCAACGTCAGTTGCCCAAGATGAATTACTTTCACAAGAAGCATGTGGATAATGACACCGCAGGGGCAAAGTTTCAAGTATCGACTCCGTACATCATATCGTTTGAGTTAAACATCTATGCCAAACAGCAGGACGATGCCCTACAAATTGTAGAGCAAATCCTCCCATATTTCTCTCCACAGTATACTGTTCCTGTCAAACCGATCGAAGATTATCCAGACATCGTCGAGGACGTGCCTGTGATCCTTACATCAGTTTCTTTCTCTGATGACTATGAGGGTCCAATAGAAAACCGCCGAACGATTGTATATACGCTATCATTCGAGATGAAGATCTCTTTCTTCGGACCGAAACCAGACGAGGGTGCGATCATCAATCGTATCGACGTGGACTTCTGGCACATGGATCCCGAGTATTATCTCGAGACCCTCAGAGTCGAGACCGAACCTCGTCCTGTCAGTCCGGATAGTGACTACAACGTCAATATTGACGTGATCGATATCAACGATGCATTTATCCAGAATCCGGTTGAGGTGCCAGTGCAGTACTTCACCAGTGCTACTTTCGACCTTCGGGTCAACTCGAAGTATGACTCAGGTACAACAGGATACACCTTGGTCGACTCTGACATCAACAACCTTAAACCTGATGTGGGCACTCTGTTAAATATTTCTCCTGCAGGTCTATTGACTGCAAATTCCACTGAAATACCAGCAGTTGATTTGACTAAATACACTGTATTGAATCCAAGAGGAACGGAAATTGACGGATATGCCGTCGTGTATTCCGTAGACCTCTCTCAGATGTTGACAACAGAAGACAGCGCAGATGTCGATATCTTTGTTCTCGAAAATGTAAACGAATTAGGCGAACCTGTAGCAATTGTACTCGAGGACTCGTCACCATAATACCAGAATAATAAAGGGGCAACCATGGCACTTATTAGAATCTCAGAACTACCGAATGGTGATTCCGACTTATCTCCACTCGACTTAGTTCCATTCGTCGATAATGAGACAATGCAAACGAAGAAACTTTCGATACAAGCATTGTCGAATTTCGTTAATAATGCTGATTCTTCTTCGGACATCGAAACTTCCACTACAGATGATCTGGCAGAAGGGACAACTAATCTCTACTACACTACCGAGAGGTTCGATAGCGACTTTGCTGCCCATGATCCCTCTGACCATTTAGACTCTGAGCATGCTTGGAACGTAGCAGAGCATGCTAAACTACAAACAAGCATTGATTCGAATGAAGCACAAAGTGCAACAAACCGTGCTGAATTACAAGCAAGCATTGATTCTAATGAATCGCAGAACGCAACAGACCATGCTGCACTACAGGCAAGCATTGACTCAAACGAAGCACAAAACGCAACAGAACATGTAGAACTTGGACAGAGGATTGATAACCTCACTACGGATTCAGTGGCAGAAGGTTCGAACCTCTACTATACTGATGCACGAGTTGATCTCCGTATCAATGATACAATCGACTCAGACTTCCTTGACGAAAGGATGCCAATTGACAACCTTTCCGACGTTCAAATAAACTTCCCCACTCTCGATGCTACTGACGTTCTTCAGTGGAATGGTAGTGTCTGGACAAATACTAATATTGGTATCGCAACCACTGTAACTTTTAAAGGAACAACCGACGCAACCGTCGAGACTGCTCCATCAGCAGATAATGGCGACCTCTATATCAACACCACCTCTGGTACAGCAGCTGCGAGTTGGGTCGGACTGGCGAGCGTAGATTCTGGCGACGGTCTTGTTTGGGACGAAGATGATACAAGTTGGAGAAACGTAGGGCACATCAACAGCGGTTCTATTGTTCGTGTTCAACCTGGAACGGGTATTGAAGTCGACGAGACTGATCCTGCTCGCCCCACAGTTTCTATTAACAAGACTGTAACCGACGGTTGGTACTATACGCAGCCACAAGTCGACTCGGATCTCGCCGGATACCTTCCCCTCACTGGCGGAACGGTGACGGGTGCGGTAACTGTACAAGGTGGAGTTACTGCAAGTACAATAACAAGTCCCAGTGCACAAGATCTGGTATTCCAGAAATCAGGATCTCCTGGTCTTACCCTTACATCCAATGAGTTGAGGATTTCTAACAGACCAGCAAGATATAACTACAACGCTTCACAAACGGTGGGAAGCACTGAGTACGACCTGATACACAGAGAATATTTAGACAACGTCGTCGACTCAGAGCATTCGTGGAACGTAGCAGAACATGCTGCTCTTGACAGTGGCAAGGTCTCAAAGTCTGGTGATGTTATGTCGGGGACTTTAGCATTTAATGGTGCCCATCAGACCATCATGACCATTGATCCTGATTCTGCCCAGAACATCGATCTCTTCAACAACAATCCATCAGCATCTGATGTTACAGTTCGACTCACAGGAGGAAGTTCTGGCAACAGTCTGAAGATTCGAGGAACCGAGTCAGAATTTATACCATTTGGAAATATCACCTATAGGAGATCAACGGATACAGTCGGTGCAGGAGATATCCAGGCAAATCTGGGTGGTTCTCGAGACCCGTCAGAAATCACTCAATGGAAATTGAGTTTCACCAGTCGCCCCGATGGTGATACGATCAACACTCCCACCATAGGGACCATCATTCGATTGTACAAGGCAGGTCAGTATGCGGACTATGGAGTTTCTTCTGTCACGGTAGATGGATCATTCTGGGTCATGGATGTCAATCACATCCAGACTGTTGGAATGGGATTTACATTCTTCACTCAGGACAATCTGGATATAGAGACTAAAGACGGTTCTGCTGTTAATGTGGACATGGTAAGTTTCAATGCAGACGCATCGATAGATTACAATGTAAACATCAGCATGAACAGTCATCGTATCACAGATGTGGCAGATGCCGTTGACACATATGATGCGGTCAACAAGAGAATGCTCGACTCTGCTTTCGCTAACATTCCAGTCGACCAAATGGATTCATCACAGTTTGTAAATGTGACTGGCGATACGATGACTGGTAAACTGTCATTGCCTGAAGTTCGAATGTATCGAGATTCGTCCAATGCCTACAGATCTGTCGCAACATTTACTGGTAGTTCTGACTCAGACTTCGATCTGGAATTGAAGACAGAGGCGAATTTCCTTGATGCTTGGATGCGAC